ATTCAGTTCGAGATACGGGATCCAAATAGCCAGTGTTAGTTTTTTCTTTCTTCCTCATCCACGTTGTTGATATTCTTGATCTGCTCTGCGAGTTCTCTTACGATATCGCCTGGTATTATCTTGAGCACTTCATCTGCTACAACATGGTATATCTTGCCGTTTACGTTCCGGTCCTCTGTCTTAAAATATACCTGCTTACCGTCAGCTTTTACAAAGCCGTCAAATCCTTTTAGGCCAAATGCTACGAAGTCGAGCTCGCTTTTGCCTAAATTAAAGGAGGCTTTTGCCTTAGCCTGGCCCGGTTGTGATGGGTCTGTTTCATATTCCCAGGCTACGTCCTCTAATTGCTTACGGATCCGGGTGTCAAGTATTCCCAGGCTCCATTCTGTCTTTGGCTCTCCGGTGTCTAACTTTGACACGTATTTTACCATACTGTTTAGGTCTAATGCCTTTATTGCCATGCGGTCCTCCCTCTTTTCGGTTATTCCTATGCCAAGGCTTACGTCAAGGCTATGGAAAGTTCGTCATTCCCACTGCTACGTGCTATCTGGATAGGTAACGTGAATATCCTTACCCCATCCCTGTCGCCAAGTTTTGGAGCCCTTATATAGCACTTAGGGGCTGTTATAGTGGCAATATTGCCTGCGTCTGATCCGATTGCTATGGATAGCGCCTTTGTTGTGCCTGAATGGAAGTAGCTTAGGAAGTCCGCGTTACTTTCCGCGCGCAGTACAGCTTCAAGCGTTATCTCGCCCTCTGGGTCCCTGTCTGTAATGCAGAAGCCCTTTATGCCCTCTGTTTGGTTCATGTCCGGTCTTTCAGCTATGGTGTTACCGAGCTTCAAGGTTATTTTTTCGCATATTGCCGCGTATGATCCGAACGTCATCGTTAGGCCTTTCATGATCGGTGGGTTCGGGCTGTCAAACGTAGGAGCTACGATCACGCTGTCTGTTGGTAATGCGTATAATGCCTTGCCTGAAAATACCTCAACGCCTGGCTCTCCTGCTACGAGTTCAAGTTCATAATCGCATACGCAACCGAGCAGGTTGTAAAGTACGCCGTCAAGGTGCGCCCTGATCGCGCAGCTTTCGAAACTGCTTGAGCGTGGCGCATAGGTTACGCTTGTAGATGATACGATCGTTTCGTTTAGGCCTGCTGCCTTATATAGCGGGCTGCGCCTTGGTGATGTGCCTGCGGAGCCGGATCCTCTTAGGTGTGTCTTTACGCTAAAAGCAAATCCTGTCTTACCCCTTAGCTCCTGGTACTTTGATAGGTCATCATTGCCGTATGCCCTTTTTATCATGTTTGGCTCGATGTCCGGTGACTCGAATTCATAGGCCATTACTGAATTGTCGCCTGCTGCCGGCGTTGGGTCTGTCCCGTAGGTGTCCTCTACCTTTGCCAGTATTACTGTTTTTTTGGTTAGCATTGCACTCATTTTACCGCCTCCTTAGTAGATATATGTGTCTACTATTTTTAGGTTAATGGTTAATAAAAAATAATTCTCTGTCGCCTGTAGGTTCCAGGTTTTATATTTTAAAATCCTGACGAATGAGCTCCAATTTATCGGCTTGTCGAGCGTCGTCAGAATGGTATCTTTCTTCCGGTGCATGTCGTCCCGGTTGATGATGTCGCTATTGGCTGACTTGTCAAAGGCTATCTGTGCCTGCCATTCCTGGACGTCGTAGAACCGGTCCACGATCGTTTCCGAATCCTCCTCGTCCATTTCTCCGCTTAGGCAGTTGAGTATGAAAGTATTGCCGTACTCGTTGCTTGAGGCGTCTGCGAAGTTGGACGCTTCCTCTGATTCCTGGTAGCCCAGGCCTTTTAACAGATTCGCTATGCCTACCTTTACTGTATCGTATGCCATTATTTGCCTCGCTTAATTGGTTCGATCTCTGTGGTTTTAGCCGGTAGTAGCATGCACTTGCAATGTTCCCGACATACTGTTGCCCCTGTCCTCGGCAGCCCTTGGGCCTCCCATTCCTCCCATGTGGCCGTCTTGTTGTGCCTCTTTATGCAGTCCGGGCAGGTGTTAATGAGGACCGCTACCCACCTGTATTTTATGTCCTCTATGCCTAATTCTGACACTTCTGCTATATCGCGCATGCGGTTGGTATTGCCCTTTGCTGTGGCTTTCATGCCACTTAGGAATTCGCCAAATATTCTGCCCTGTGATTCCAGGTCTTGTAACAGTTCTTTTTTAATGATGTCTTTAGCTGTACCGGCTGCCAGTCTTGATTCGATGTATTCCTCAAGTGTGACCGATGTGCGCATGGCCTTGCCCTCAAGGTGGATCTCTAAGATCTCAGCTTCTCGTTCTAATGCTTCGTTAAAAAGTCGCTCGTCAGGCATGATTTATGGCCCTCTTTATCTGTGCACGCATAAAAGACATTATATCAGCGTGCATACCCTCTGATATGCCGAAAAAGTTAAAAAATTTACGGCCTCTTTTGCTGTCTACACCTTTGATTTGTAGCTTCTTTGCTATCTCGTTACGCTCATCGTTTATATATATCATTACCGAGGCGTTGCCCCGGCGTTTGTATTGGAATGAGCTTCTTAGCTTGCCCTTATCTATCAGTGGCCGGGAGTGTCCTTTTTTCATTATGGTGTACGGCTCAAGTGGTGGAAACTTCTTGCCCTCCATGTCCCGGTTGCTGTCTATGTTGTGTGCTAACATAGGGATCACGATCCGCTGTGCTACGAGTAGAAGCTGTTTTTGAAAATTAAACTTTGGCAAATTGATGTCTGATTTAATCGTTGCTTTTATCATCGTCGAGTTCCTGGTTTAAATTCGGGTCTTTGCTGTTCTGTATCTTAATGTCCTCGTTATCTGCTATGTGTTCCTTGACTATCTCTGCCAGGTCTAAGCCGGCTGCTATTGCGCGCTTGGCAAACTTGACCTCTATTATATCCTCTACGGCCTGAGCTGCTGCGAGCATTTCGCCATCCGGGTCCGCTATGATATCGTCTATGTCCAGGGCCTCGTAAATCTTGAGGATCTCTTTATCGATGTCTGCTTCGATTTCGTCCATTAGGTCCAAGTGCTGATGCAGGCTCTTATCAAGCATAATATTTCCCTATCTTTTCGCCCCACTTTGCCTTAAATGCCAGGTGTCTTTCCCTGGAGGTCCTGGCGTATTGGTCCTGTCCCATCAAGCGGATAGATGAGTTTATCTCATGGTAGTATTTCCCTGTGTAGGTATTCAGCCCGGCCACCATTTGGTGGATGCCGTTCTCGCGCATTTGCATGTAGAGATCTGAGTCCTCCCATCCGTAGCCTATGCCTGCGAATGGCCCGTTTTCTGGGAATAAGATATTGAAGTCTGTAAACATGGAGCGCTTAAACAACCCATAGAACGCTATCGCCTGGGTGTGTCGTTTAGGCTCAAATAGGTTATGGCAGTATTCTACGGAATGTTTTTGCCCGTTCACATTTCTTTGGTCTGTAAACCTGTTAGGATAGAAGCCTATGGCGTATGATTCTATGTTCTCCTCAAGCCATGCCAGTAAACAGTTGATACTATTGGGCACCGGTGTTATGTCCCCGTCGAGCATAAAAATATAATCGCCCTTTGATGCTTGGATCCCCTGGTTCTTACCTATCGAAACACCCATATTCTCACGGTTCTTTATGTTGGCTATTTCCTCGCATCCATCTTTGGACCCATTGTCGATAACTATCACTTCGCTTTCGATATCTTTTAGGTCCTCAGATAGCACGTGCAGTGTGTCGTGCAGTGTGCTTATACAGTTCCATGTTAATATATTAACGCTTAGGGTTTTCACGATCTTGATATCCTTAATCCTGATATGCCTTGTGATTCCTCATCATCGCCGACTATGCTGCCTGATTCGTCCTCGTCGTATTCTACTTTCATAGTAGTGAATGCGCTCTTGTATTTCTCGTCGTACTTGCCTGCTAAACGGTCCCACTTGTCATCGATGTCATCTGATATATCCTGGCATATCTTATGCAGCGTAAGGTATAGAAGCGGGTACTTCACCTGTGAGCTCTCCAGGATCAGAGAGTGCCGCTTACCTTTATTGTATAGCATAGTTTCCAATTCCTCGAAGCACTGCTGTATCTTGGCTGAGTACGATTTGACCATGCGGTATATGCTTGTGTTGTCCGGGTTAGTGGCCCAAGCGGGCGTTATAGTTATGACACCGGTCGCCTGTGTGGATCCGGTAATGTTGCACTTTTGCCCTGCTCCTGTGCCTGACAAAATCTCTACTATGCCACCTTTCCAGTAGTCGTCTGATTCTTTGCGTTTCAGGGTGTCCGTTATACTGGATGCGGCTCCGGCTGTTGCTGTACCGGTAGCCTGGACGTTCTGCTTACGCAAGGATTCCATTTCATCGTATAGGTCGTCATCTGTGAGTGGTATTGATAGTATGCATTTGACTACGTCATAGAGCTGCGTTTCATAATAGGTCGTTCCGTTGTAGATGTATTCCCATACGGCCTTGTAGTTTAGATCATGGTCTGCTGTGTGTACGGCTGTCAGCGCGTATGTCATCTGCCCTGTTGTGCTGTCTACAGTAGCGTCTGCCTGGGTCTGGAGATCTCCTCCGTTCGATGTGTATAACGTAACCTTAGCGGACGCAGGTACGATGGGCCGGTTGCTTTCGTAAACGGTTAATCTGATAGTATCGGTCTTAGCTTTAAGGAATTGTTGTTTCAATTTGCGCCTCCGCTATGGTTTTACGTAGCTTATCCGTACCGCTTCGTCTGAATCAGGGGCAGTCGTGAATGTGAACGTGCTTGACGTTGTTTCTGTCCAGTCTACGAGTTTTGTGCTCTGTACGCCGTCCACATAAATTTCAAGCAGTCCTGTTACATATTCGTGGCTACTCGGCAGCGTAAAGACTTTATTTGCCCCGTCAGGTGTTTCCACCGGCGATTGGTTATATTTTATTCTTGAAGTGTCCAAATCTAAACCCCTAATCTTGGCGTTGACCGCCTTATGTGTTCTGTTCGATTTAGTGACTTTAAAAACATCGCTCATCTTAGTGACTTTAAAAACATCGCTCATCCTGATAGCCTCTTAATGTTTAGCTCGTTTATTTTACCCTTGCCTCTTTTACATTTAAACTTGCAGGCGTGGCATACCGGGTTCATCGGATCGTATATGTTTTCAATAGCATAGGACGCTGTAATCATCGGCTGCATAACTTTGCCCTTGGCTTTTAGTTCGTACATTTTCTTCCAGTCTACGAGCTTGTTGCCCCATCTGTCACGTTGTATGCGCGTCTTGTTTATCTTGTATTCTACGCAGACAGAATTGCTCACGTCTTTAAGTAACGGCACCGGCTCACGTAAGAAGATATCCTCTCGTGGGTCTATGAGATAATGCCTGGGGCATTGTATTTTTCTGACGTATGTGGGGGTTTCTATTAAAACTGCCATCTTATTTTTCCTGTTTATCTACCGCGGCACTTACCGGCTTTACCTGGTTTGATTTCAGTATATTATGGATCGCCTCTACCGATTGACCGCTTGCTGCTGCGATCTGTTTTAGGTAGTCATGCAGCTTCTTGGTGTCCTTACGTGATTCCTCTTTTACTGCTCTCTTTTCTTCATGCACTTTCATGGCCGCTGCATATTCCGATGTTTTTCTGTATGCTGCGATCTGCTCTGCTGTCGGTTCATCTGCTGAAAGTTTTATGCCTAAGTTCCAAAAAAGCATGAATGTCTTTTCTGCATTGTAAGGGTGTAGTGGCCCTATCCGCTTGCCGTCTTTGGTCCATAGTGATATGTTTTTATGGTCCGTCATCTCTACTACCTTTATCTTGTTTGTATCTACGCGACCTTTTTTACGGATCTTATTCATTTCGTTAAAATACTTGTTCAGGCCCTCATCCTGTACGTCTGCTGCCTGTGCTCCCTTTATTACGTTTAGTGTTTTATCATCCATTTCTTTACTCCCTTTTTTCCTTTTATTGGGACGGGCTGTTGGTTTCAGCCCGCCCCGAAGTGTCCTCAATATATGAGTAAATAACCGAGCTTATACAGTGTCAAACTGCATCTCGTTACCGTGCTTATTTCTTAGGATCGCTTCACCCCATATCTCAGTGCCTACGATCTTTGTTGCTACTTCTGACGCGTCGCTTTCGATGTCGATTCTGAAAGGACGTTTTTGGACATACTTAATTGCTTCTCTTGATATTGCTGCGCCTGAGCCGTTGCTATTGGTCATAGTGACGTTAGCATCGACCCATAAATTGAAGCCGAGTGCCATGCCTGCGAAACCGTACCTGGCGAAGTCCTCGCCTACAGTTCCGGGGCCCTGGGTCTGTATTGCATCGCTTGAATTGTCAAATAGCGATATCAACCCTACTGAGCTCCAAATCTGTAATGGGTGCATTACCAAGTGATACGGTAATGGCGCGAAATAAGTTCTCAAAGAACCATACGCGTCGTACAGATCTGCCGGTGTGATGTTTGTTGCTGCTGCGCCCTGGTTAGTTGTTAGGGATGTAAACAATGCCACAAGGTCTTTATCCCTGCGTGTTACTATACATTGCCCTATCAACTTACCTGCTACTG